TCTGGCCGCTGTCTTTGTTGCTCATCGGTCCTCTATTGTAGTATTCGAGAGGATCCATCCGGAGGTTCCACGAGGCTCGTGAGGATAGGCCCTGCGCCTTTGTGTAAGACGCCTCGTCTTTGAACACCTCCAGATGGAGATGTGGGAACCCTCGACCGGCGTTCCCGGTAAAACCAAGACCGCCGATTGTCGTTCCAGGCTTGATCTCCACCCCAGGTCGGATGTTTGGCTCAATCGAATTGAGATGCGCGAACCGGTGTACAGTCCCGTCAGGGAACCGAACGTCGACCATCTTGCCGTACCCCTGACCCTCGCCAGCTCGGAGGACCGTGCCTCCGCCAATAGCGAATACCGGGTCGCCTGGAGATCCAGGGATGTCGACACCGGCATGTCGACCACCGGCCCGAGGGCCTCCCCACATGCGGCTCTCAGGGGAGCCTCCAGAGCGGGGGACATCGGCCCAGGTTTTACCAAACATGGTACCCCCTACAGGGAGCGTTTGGTTGGCGCCTACCCCTGGGGCGTACGCTCGACGGACGGCATCTGTTGCCGAGTAGAACTTCCGAACTTGGGCCTCAGCATTGGAAGCCAGCTGGGCATTCCTATACTGCGGGAGGTGAGAGTCATCGTAGACTCTCCGTGCCTCCTGTTGGCGGTAGTCAGCCGCGAGAGAGGAATCGTCCGGAGGAATGCGGGCATCCGGCGGCGGCCGAAGTCCTAATGTGTCCGGCTCGACTTCGTCCGGATTCTCGAACAGGAAGCTGTCATCAGGAGGGACTACGAGCTGGCTGTTCGACGGAGACGGCGCCGGGGTAGACGTCCGGAAACGGCTAGCCCTGGCCTCTACCTCCGCAGCCTTCGCTTCATGGGCCTCGTTGGCCATGTTCTGGAAGGCTTCCTTGACCCAATCATCGAGCGGATGAGGCTCTTGATAGGGGTAGTCTCGCATCAGCCACTCACGGCCCTGCTGAGGGCTCGTGGAGAGGATGTTCCATATGGAAGGGTCCTGCTTCGTAGGCTGCTCGGTCTGTCCTGTCATAGAGGTTCCGAACAGCCCCTTGAACAGGTCGTCGAAGAACTGCATTAGGGTTGTCCTTCTCTGATGACACGGGGATCGAGAGTGCGGCGACGATCCGAAGGCCTCTTGGTCGAGTCCCGGCTCCGTCCGAAGATGGCGTCGAACTGATCCTGGAGGCGATCTTTCTTGGCCGCGTCACGGAGCTTCCCGATGATCTCGGTGGTGATGATCGGATTGTACAGCTCTATCGGCTTTACGTACCGAGCAGTGCCTGTGAGAACGGTATCGTCGGGAACAGCGACGCCACCCGGACCTTTGGAACTTGGGGGTGCGGCAGACGCGGGCTTCTTGGATTCCCCCATCAAGAAGGAGTCGTCCGGAGTCACGATGGCGTAGGGGTTGTCGGCGTTCTTATTGACCAGGATCATCTCGCCCTGCTTGTTGGTGATCCGGAAAGTGCCGTTCCCGCTGAAGGTGACGGAGAGGTCTTTCGGGCTGTTGATGCCCTTCGACTTGAGGTATGCCTCGTTCTGCTCGAAGACACGCTTGAATATGGGTTGGAACAGCGGCGCGTCTTCCTTCTGCACTCCAGGAGCGCCCTGCACGGCCCGGCCGTTGATCATGAGGTGGCTTTTGTCGAAGATCACCGCAGCCGCGGTGACTGCCTTCTTTGAGTCTATATGCTGGCCCAACATGAGCATGTTGGCCATGTCGATGATCTTGCTCTCGACCAGGAACCTGTTCTCCGGGACATCGCCCAAGAAAGGTATCACGCTGGAGCCCATATTTCGGACAGTTAGGGCAATCTCGTCCCGATTCCTCGATTCGACACTGGGGTCGCGCATCCGCTTTGAGGACTGGCTGTAGGCGCTCGCAAGGGTCGCTGCAGCTTGCTCGGGGGTCTGGCCCATGTCCCGCACAAGGATCTTATATCGGCGGTAGAAGGTTGCTGCGTCCTTGCTGATGAGGTCTGCTGAGTACTCGGGGTTGATGTCCTCCAAGAGCGCGAACTTGTTCGCAGCCTCCACAATCCGTTTCGCCTGCTCTGGCGCAATTGGCTTGCCGTCAGGGGAGACGTTCATGTTAGCGATGCCCCGGAAGGTTCCTTCCAGCTCGTTGCCCCACGTCGGGTGCTTGACGCCGTTGCGGACCAAGACGTCGAGTTCTTTTATAACGTCGGGCTTACCGCCGTTCTCCTTTTGCGCGGTCTCGATGAAACGCCGCGTTGCTTCTTCGCGCTGTGTCGCGGCGGAGACCTTGATGGTCTTCCCCGTGATTTCTTCCACGACTTCCACGTCGGTAATGCCGAAGAAGGAACCATCGCCACGTACGAGAGCGTCCGTGTTCCTATTTATGAGGGATGCCTTGAAGTCCTCCTCGGCTTGCTTACCAAGCGAGTTCCTCGCGGTTTGGAAGATCGACATCACCTGATCGCGGTGCCGCTTCGACGCGCCGAGTGATCCGATGCGTGCCCCGGTACCGGTGTCGATACGCTCCGTCCTCAACACTTCCAGGACGAACTTCGCTTGAGACGGATCCTGGGCGCGGTACTTCAGTGTGTTGATGAGGAGATCGTCGAGCTTCCCGTAGCTGAGATCGAGGGAGCCGCCGTTCATGCGCTTCCCAACATCGTTGTACAGAGATCGGAGAACCTCGGTTGCCTGCTCTCCATTCATGCCCGCACTCCGAGCCGCGTCCAGCGTCTTGTCCATTTCGAACATCGCGGCGTCTTCGATCATCTGAGTCTGGATCTGACCGCGAGCATCCAAGTGCCGCTTGATCACATTCGCTCGGACTGCATCGAGGCCCTTGCGGAAGGTCTCGGCGGTGTGCCGGTCCCCCGACATCTCCTTGGCGTACGGAGATGCCTTTTCGAGGACGTACTTCTCAACGTCGAAGTCGGGCCGACCAACGCTATCCCTGAAGGTTGGATCCTGGTCTATCTGTGTCGCTACCAGCTGGGCTACGCGCTGGCCGTGGTGGCCACGAACGATGTGGCCGATGTAGGGGTCCGAAGACCAGTGTACGCGGCCTTCTCTGACCGCCTCGACGATCTCTGTAGAGCCAGTGGTTGAGAGCCAGTGATTGTAGCGGCGGAGAGCGTCCTCGGTGGCCCTCTTCGTGTGGTCTGCCTCCAGCCGTCCGCCGAACTGCTGCAGACCACGGTTGAAGTGGCCCAGACCCTCGGCGAGGCGGGCCAGGTTGTTGTTCTCGGGAGGCTTCGCAGCCTGCACGAAGTTGTCCGGAATGAACCGGGGGACGTCGATACGCTCAGGAGGCGCAAGCTCACCGACCTCGACACGTCCCCAGCCCGAACGGCGACGTTCTGTAACAGCCATTAGGACCCCTTACTGAATGCGCCTAAAGCTCCGCCAAGACCCTGGAGGATGAAGGGGAGAGCGCTGGGTTTCGATGCTTGCCGGACGCTGTGGATGCGACTGACGGCGTTGTGGTACGTGGCCACGGCGTCGTCGTAGTTGCGATCACGCTTGAGGCCGTAGTTGGTGTGGATCGCCTCCAGCTGGCGGCCCTCCTGAGCCTCATAGTCCTGGAGAAGAGCGTCGACAGAGAGGCCGGTTACGCCGCCCTCACCGGACGCAACGAAGGCCTTGGACTTCGCCTTGAGGGCCTCGATACGCTTCTGGATGAGCTGCTGGCTGGACGCCTTACGCTCTTGGATCGTGTTGTTGTTGAGGGCTGCGTAGCGGTCGTTTGCTGCGGCGACTGCGTTCAGTCGATTCTGCTCGTAGTAGGCGTTCTGCTCGGCGGCTTGCTTCTTAGCGGCGCCGTATCCGGCTGCAGCTTGGCCGATAGACAGCGCAGCTCCGAGGATCGGGAGAGCCATCATGCACATGGTCTATAGCTCGCAAATTCGAAGAAGGGGATCCCCGCGTAACCGAAGCGGTCTACCTTGCGGAGAATGGTGAAGCCGGACCACTTCAGCCAACGGATGTGGCGAGTGTTCCGAGCGTCGATGAAGTTGGTCAGAAGGTCGAACCTTGAGTGTGCGTACTCAATGTGCGCCTTCGACTGAGTGACGAACTCGACCGGGTGATCGTACATTCGGTCGGTGCTGAGGAGCCAGATAACCGCAGCGCGGTCTACGCCGAAGATAGGGTCGAGACCCCACAGGACTTCCGCCCTGTTGTCTTCGCATAGACCGGCCGCGTAGATCTCCCGTCCCTCTAGTAGGAGCGTGGGGAGAACGGTCGAGGGCTCGATGCCCACGTTGGCCAGTACCTCCTGGCGATCAGCGTCTCGTAAGTTGTCAGCCACGTAGCGGACGTCTTCGAGCGTGGCCAGTCGGTTGAACGTGGGCTTCATGAGCCTCCTACTGTTCTGCTGTGAGAGGATTCCAGACTCCGTGCCACATCCCTGATGAGAATGCGCACGGGAGCCAAGAGTCGTTGACGATGTCGATCACCACACGGTCGTTCCGCGACATGATCGGAATGGAGATCTTCCCTGTCGACGAGCCGATGGCTCCGATGACAGAGTTCGGGTCACTGACGGTGAGGCCGGTGAACGGGTAGGTCCGCTTGACGCGGCCTTCCGCCGTCACCTCGACCTTGAAGCTGCTCGTCCGGGCGTAGTTGAGGATGAGGCCCATCACCTGTAGCCGCCCACTGGTGAGCGCTTTCTTGCCGTCCTCTCCCCGGTAGAAGAAGGTCGAGAAGCGGTATCGACAGGTGTATGGTATTCCCACACGGATTGGCTGCGTGCTGTGATTGCCGGAGACGACGATGGTGGACGACGTCGAGGACACGATTGTCAGCTTCACCCCTTTCGGGAGCGCGCCCCCATCGCCTGTGATCGCCACGAGGTTGTTCGGCTTCGGGTATGGGAGGGTGTACGTTGTGCGGTTGGTACCGGCATTGTAGGACCCAGTGGCGATGTCCGCCGCCATATCCAGCCTGATGTTGATCGAACCGTCGTCTTCCGCTGGCCGCCTCTCGAAGTCGATCTCTTCGAGGTATAGATCGCCAGAGCGTTCCGTGAGTGCCAGCAAGCAGCCCTTGTTCCAGGCCACGTTATGGATCCTGGTGACGCCCGGGAACGTCCACCTGTACCATGCCGACTGGAGCTTCTCCTGGCCGTTGTAGAAGTACTTGTAGACGTAGAACGCGGTGGGATCTCCGGAGGTCGTGACGATTACCGTATCGAGATCTGTGGAGGCCACCATCCGCTGGATGCCAGATGGGATGTACGCCGGGACGTGCGCGGTGACCTCGTCGTAGTCGGCGGACTCGAGTTGCTTGTCGAGGTAGTACTCATAGAACGCTGCCCAGGCTGTCCTCTCAGTTCCAAAGAACAAGGACGTTCCGCTCAAGGCGGGAGGGACTTCCGGGTGCGTGGGGATCTCCGACACCGGGCGGATGTTGACGGTCTTCGGTGTCAGCAACTCGTTCCCTGCGAGCTTGAACTGGGTCAGCTCCGAGAAGAGGATCAGCTGATCCATGAATGGTGTGGCGTGCTTCAGGAGGCTGACTCTGGTGTGGCTCGCCGCGACATCGATGGGGTCCGTGTCGAGGATGGCCGTGAGGGTCGTTCTGAAGAAGTTGAAGAACGATCCAGCCTCGCTCATCACGACGTTTTCTTCGGTCAGGATTCCGAGGCGGTTGCGGTGGAAGAATACATCCTGGATCGTCTGACCGACGAACGACGGTGGAGGAGCAAGCTCGGCATCGCCGCACACTCTCTGGTCCCACGTAGCGGGCGCCAGGGTGAACGTACCGTTCGTCTCTCGCCGCAGGAGATGGGGCATCGTCGTGGCATTTAGGTCGAGGGTGGTCCCCGGCTTCGCGCACTCCTTCCATAATCCGGTCTTGAGGTCGGACTCGGATTGGAACTTCACCCAGTAGTTGTCGGAGGAGGCGCTCTCGTCTCCCTGTACCTCGATCACAAAGCCGTTAGGGGCTCGTACGGGTAAGTCTCCGAAATTCTCGACACGTCCCTTGAGGACCTTCATGGCGCGGTTGTTGTAGCCGTCGCCCACAGCTATCGTGAAGTCGGTCGTGTTGTTGCGGAGATAGATGACGTTGCTGTACCGGCCCACCGCCCACGGAGAGGTATTGAGCCCGGCGCCGATGAGCCCCCCCGTTCCCACTGGTGTGGATACGTCGAGAGGGACCGTCTGAAAACTCGCGTAGCCCGAGCTAGCAGGCGACCACTGGTAGAGTATGTCGGCGATGAACTTCGTGTCGATGTAGTTCGAGTGTGAGGCGGCACTACCGTCCTGAGTCAGCATCTCCGTGGCGCGGACTCCGTTCACGTCAATCGAGTACACCTTGCCGTAGTTCCCTGCCATCACGTTGATGAGGCACTCGTGAGGGCGTGTGGGCTCCACCGTGCTCCCGTTCGCGACAACCTTCGTTCGGTTGACGATGAAGGTGTGGTCCGCAACGGTGAGAGCGCGTAGCTGCTCCCGCGGGTTCGTGAGGCCGCTGAGATAGGTGCCGGAGTTGTTCGTCACCGTCTTCTCATTACCCGCGAAGTCGTAGACCTTGAAGTGTGTCGTGGTCACGACGACGACGTACTTCTCAGTCTCGTCCCGGAGGATGATGTGGGTGAAGGCGTTGGACGGGATCGAGGTGAACAGCTTCGCCAAGGCGGAGGTATTGTTACGTGGCGTCAGGCCATCAAGCAACGAGGCGGAGAAATTCTCTTGCAGCTCCGCCTGACTTGGCAGTCGTAGCGGGGCCGCCTGTTGCGAGATGCCGTTGACGAGATTGGGGATGTCCCCCTTCACTCGTGGCATTATCGGTTCCCTCGGATGCGGGTCATGAGTGCGGAGCTGGTCAGGACGTTGTGGCGTGCTGTTTCAGCCTCGAAGTTCTCCAGGCTGGACCAAGCAGACATCTCGTCGCGAGCAGAGAACCGGTGGGTTGTCTCCGCGCCGTTGTACTGGTCCTGAAACCTGCGAGCGGCCCTGACGGTGATGAACTGACGGGCAGGCTCAGGTAGCAGCTCGAAGTCTAGGCCTACGACAAGGTCCACGGTGATCGTGGACGTGAACGTGTAGGACCGCGTACGGCGGTCGTAGAGCTTCAGGCCTCGCTGGGTGTAGTCCTGCTCGCCTTGCTGTGTGATGACACGCAGCACGTTCTGCGGAAGGTGGATCGTCCCATCCACGGCCGGGTTGAGTGCATACTCAAGCTCAGTGTTGAAGTGCCAGCCTCTCGACTGCACTTGCTTGGAGACCGAGCGGATCTGGTTGAGGGCCATCTCCGCGTCGACAAAGCCGTTGTCTAGGCTGGCGACTGGAGCTTCGCCAACCGACGCCAGGATCATGTTGACGGCTTCCAGCTCGGTCGTAGGAGTTAGATCGAATGGCATCGGTTCTCCTGAGGATGAAAAAAAGGAGGCCACCCTGAGTGATCAGGATGGCCCCCTTGGTAGGTTGCAGTGAGGTTACGCCGGAGCGGCAGTCCGAAGCTCGATGGCGCACTCCGCTCGGAGGATGCCCGAGCCGACAGCCATCTTGGCGACCATGAAGGTGCCCTGGCGACGAGCCTCGTACTCGCTCTCTAGCGCGATGTCCTGGAGCTGGACCGTGCCGACGGCCCACTTGTTCATGACGAGACCAGCGCTCACGCTGTAGTCGCCACGGTACTTCGTGATACCCGTGGTGACGTTCGTGCTCGGCAGGTTGTTCGTCTTGACGATGGAGATGCCAGCAACGGACTCGATGGTGCCCTGGGCAAGCGAGCCCATGCCAGCGTAGTCCTTGTTGATGAAGTCCTTCTCCTGCGCCACGAGGTAGAACTGAGCGGGCTTGAAGTAGGCCGCGCGGTCCTCCTTGGCGACGTTCTTCTCGTCGAACGTCTGAGCCGCCGTGAAGAGGCTCGTGGTGATGCGAGATCCCACGGTCTTCATGTCGGCGTGGGTGACGGTCGAACCGCCCGAGCGGCCCGTGAGGACAGCCGCAGAACGAGCCGCCAGGATGCCCGTACGGGCCACCTGCACGTCGTACTGCTGCGCCAGCTCTCGGCCCATCTCCGTGGCGTAGGGGCCACGAACGTCGTAGTGGTTCATCAACTCGTCAATCGACGCGAGGAAGATCGGAGCGACGATGAGGCCGTCGATAGAGATGGTCATCTCGGCGTGGTTCACGGCCTGACCATCGATAAAGTTGCCCGGCGTGTGCAGGCTCGACGTGACAGTGCCGATCATCGGGAACTGAGCCGTCTTACCGTTGCGGATCTGCCGGACGAAGTGGCGGTTCTTGAAGACCGTCGACTTCTCGAACTCGGTCAGGATCTCGCCGCCGAACTGCTTGAGAAAGAGTGCGTCATCCGCGCCCGAGGCGTTGATCTGGCCAAGGCGGGAGACTGTAGAGTTGGTCATAGTGGTAGATTCCAGTGTTGGTGGGTGTTTTCACACCGCCATCACCGGGCGTCGTATAGGTTGTTCGCCAGCTGACCTCCGCAGAGTGTCGGCATGTGCGAGCCACAACTAAGTCCCGTAGGGCGTAGTGTGCCGCCTCCTTAGAAGGGGCGCGGCCTGATTCCGCCCTGGAATCATTTCATGCGGTTGATGCGCCTACATGCATCACGGATACGGCTGTAGTCTTCGACCATCTTTCCGACAGCGGACCCCGGAGGGAGCTGGTTTAGCTCCTCCGAGGCCTGCTTCTGGAAACTGCCTGCGTACTTCTGCAGAGGCGGGCAGCGTGTAATCACAATCTGATCAGAAGGTACCGTCGCGCAGCCGCTTAGCGGTAGAGCTAGGATCGCGAGGCTCATGGAGAACCTCCGTCGATGCGCGATCAATTTCGGCTTCCTTCATCTTGATTTCAGCGTGGGCAACAGTGCGGGCCTCCTTCCGCATCTTCCAGCCCTCGAACAGACGCAGCAGGGAGGAGACCACGGAAACGAGGCCTGATAAGATGCGGAGGAGTCCCATCTGACGCTACTTCTTGTCTACAGGGTTGGTCTGCTTGACCTTGGAAGGCTTCACGATGCCTGCCAGGAACTCGATGTAGCGGTAGCCCTTAGCCACCAACTCGTTGTCCTTCGGCGTGTCCGTGAGGTTCACGATGGCGACTGCCAGTGCGTGAGCCGCTACGATCAGCTGGAGGGCCTCTGCGAGGTAGGGGACCTGATTGAGAACGTCGAACATCTCCATCATTGGAGTGCTCCTTCTAGTGAGAGGATCAGAAGTTGGACGCGGCCAGCTTCGCCTTCACCTCGTCCCGGTAAACCGGGTCTTTCTGGTATCTAGGGTCTTGCATGGCCTGGACCATTTCGTAGGTGGACTTGTAGCCACCCGTATTCGAGAAGCCGGTGCTGCCTTGGCGTAACGTAGGCAAGCGTCCGTTAGCCTGCTCGAACTTCGCGCGGAGACCCTCAATCGCCAGCAGTGTCGCGTGCCTGTCACCAGACGTGACGGTCTTGTTGTAGGCTGCCACCTGCTCCGGAGGGAGCGATGCTGAGGCCCACTTGACCATCTCACCGTAGGCCTGTTCGCCACCGGCTGCGTCTGTGTACATGGCCTGATCGCGCTGATGGACGATCTTGCGCGCCTCGATGAAGTCATCGACGAACTGCCGAGCATCTCCCTTGATGGCCTTGCCGAACTTCTCGGCCAAGGCTTTCCGGCCCTCCTCAGAGACGTCACCGGTGGTGCTGTACTCCTGGATGAAGGGGTTGAGGTCGATGTTCTCAGCCTTGGCGATGTTCTGGATCTGATCGTCCAGGCGTTCGTCAGGGGACTTCTCGGGCTGCTTCTGCCGGTCCGCGGGATCCTCTTTCGGCGGCTCCTCCTTGGGAGTCGCTGCGTTAGGGTCCGCGTTGTTGGGGTCTGCTGGAGCTTTCTGCGCTGCCTGCTGCTGGAGTCTCGTGACTTCCGCCCGCATGTCGGTCCAGCTCTTCGCCATATCCTCCGGCGACTTGAACTGCTGAGGCAGCCAAGCGGGGCGGTTAGGATCCGGCGGTGGAGTAGTCGGCTCAGGCGGGTTGGGTCCAGTTTCAGGAGCTTGGAAAGTGACGCTATCTGTCATGATGGCCTTATGAGGAAAGGGTGGGTCCCCCGCCGGATGCGCGGATCACAGCGGGGGAGGATTCTCAGTTGTGCTCGATTACGGTACCGTCCTTCATCTCGACCTTGCCCTTGGGGGAGGCCGGGAGAGGCGGCATCGGCTCAAGCGCGGGAGCGCTCGGCTCCGGCTTCGAGAACGGCTTGCGCTCGGACTTCGGCTCGGGGGCCGGAGCACTGGGCGCGGAGGCGGAATCGTTGGCCATTGGTTACCTATTCAGTTGGTGGTGGTGGTGCGGCTTGTCCGCCGCCTTCGAGCTGGGCTTTGAGCATGGTGTTACCCATACCGCCCATCTGCTTGATGCCCTCCGGGCCAAGGCTTCCAGCCATCTGCAGCAGCATTGCCTGCTGCTCTTGCTGCTGGATCTGCTCTTCAGTCGCCAGGAGGTTCGTGGTGTCAATCGCGTACGCGGCTGCGGCGCGGCTAATGAACTCAGAAGGGTTCAGGTACTTCATCGCTAGCTCGGGACCGAGCACACCGATGATCTCCTTTGCAAAGGCGCGTAGGTTCTGGAGGTCATGGCCTCGGCCAATCGCTTCCAGGCCCGCCACGATGACGGGCTTCGCCATCTTGGTGTCCAGCTTAGGAACACCGAGACGCTTCTCCATACGCTTCTCGAAAAGGCGGACGATGGGGAGCTGAAGCTCAGCGGCCAGGAGCGTGTAGACTCCACCGAGAGCATCGTCCAGCTCGGACGCCATGTACCGAATCTCTTCCGCCGTGACACGCTCGCCATTACGCTGAATGGATGAGTGCAGAAGGAATGCGTAGGCAAGGCGTTGGCCGATCTCCTGTGCCTGATCTTTCGCGACACTTAGATCGGCGGCCTTGTTGACTTGCATCGCTTGCACGTCTTGAGCATCGCCAGAGACGACGTCTCCATTTCGCGCGTTCGCGACCACCTTGAGCTGAGTGACTCCTGATGGGTTCACCAGGAAGACCACTCGGGCTGAAGCGGCGCTGCCCTCGACCAGGGTCTCGGAGAGCGCTTCGAGGCTGTCCAGGTCACCGAGGTATTCCTCGACGTAGGACCGCCCGTAATGCTCTCCGGGCTGGACCACGAGACGAGGGATGGTGAAGGGGCTCTCGTGTTTCAGGTACGTCCCCTCGGTCCCCGGTAGGCGAATGCCTTCGGCTTCCTGATAGACCACCCATCGGTCGCTCTCCGGGTCCCAGTAGAGGTGGGTGTAGAGATCAACGTCGATGTTGGCCATCGTCAGGGGGTCCGCGTCTTTGAACCGATCAGCTTTCGACACATGCTGTCGAACCTCAGGTTCTAAAGCGGCTAGTCCAATGGGCTCTCTGATGACCATCTCCAGGACATTGCCTGACGGATCACGTCGAACGACGTACTGGTCGAGCCTATAGACGCGGCACCTACCGTTCGGCTCGGGCGGTGTATAGAGAACCGCATTGCCGGTGACGAGGAGGTGCTGCAATAGCGTGAAGCAGGCCGGTCGAAAGATGCTGGTGTCCAGCTCAGTGACGGTGGCCCGCTCCCGCCCGGCGAGGGCAAGCTCGAAGTCGCCTCGCTTCGTACCCATCTCTTCGAGCACCTGATCGTCCACCTTGTATTGGAAGAAGGGGACACCGGGGAAGAGAGAGAGCAGGAGCTTGGAGGCGAGCATTCGAACGCCGCGAGCGCCGAGAGATTGGTAGGGAGTAGGGAGCGAAGATGAAGCGCTGAAGCCCTGTTCAGGGAGCAGCGCGGGAACTGTCAGGGCGGCGCACTGGCGGCCCCGGACGAGGAACTGGTTGCGATCCTGTTGGAGAGCCTCATACCGGCTGACAGCCGTAATGTCAGGAGCAAGGTTGACCTTGCCGGAGCCTGCCATAGGCTACACCGTCGGGATTGTTAGGCCCGTCCCGCTGCTAACCGTTCTGCTGTCGTCTTGCGGTGCCGCAGCGACCGGAGTCGGGGCAACGGGTTCAGACTGCGGACGCACCGGAATAGCTACCGGCACATTAGGCGGCGGAGGAAGGGGCGGGGGAGCAGACTGTTTCTTACTGCCACCGAAGCACATGGGGGCCTCCTTACGCTGTTGGGATCGTCAGCCCACTGCCGCCACCAGGGACGGAAGTGCTGCGATCAATGCGGAGGGAACGGCGACCTTGGCGGTTCGAGGACAGGAGGACGCGGTCCCCATCATTCTCGTTGAAGACTGGCGCGCTCGGTCCTTCGGCCGGGGGCGGAGGAGCGGCGGCGGGTTGCTGAGC